AACCTTGCCACGATCAATGCTGAGATCGCTGCTTTACAGGCTTCTGTTGCTGCTCTTTCCGGTTTCCCTTCAGCATGGCAGGCTTTAACGTTGACTGCCGGATGGTCTAACATGTCAGGTTTCGAGCCAGCGCAGGTAAGGATCTCTAATCCTGGTGTCGCTCAGCTTGTAGGTCATGTGCAGAACGGTACTACTGCTGACGGTACCCTGATAGCTACTATGCCTGGCGGTTTCATGAACGCCACTAACGATCAGATCTTTGCTGTCACTGTCATAGCCGGTGCTGGTTCTGATGTGCAGACGGGTGGCCTTTTAGGTTCTTCTGATACTGCGGGACTATCTGACGGAACCATTAACGGATCATCTACTACTACGGGTCTTCCTGATGGTACGACGCAAGGTACATCCGGATCATCTAATGCTACTAATCCTCACACTCACGGTCCAGGGTCATTTTCTGTGACTAACGGCCAGCATTCTCACGGTCCAGGTTCTTACGCGGTCACTAACGGCACTCACTCTCACACACTGTCAGGTGCAGCATCACAGGCTTTAGTTAATTACAATTCTCCTATTGCCATTGTTGATACTGGCGGCGGGCTGACAATATTCAACTTGAGTCCTAACGCCTCGCAAATATCATTCAACTTTACATTGGTGGCATCATAATGGCAAACTTCTCAACACCTTTTGCATTAACATCTAACGGCACGGTTCGGATAACAAGTGACCCTAACCAGATAGCTAATGACAGGGTTGAATCTCTTGTCGGTACTTATCCTGGTGAGCGCGTGATGCAACCCGATTATGGTGTGGACATTCCACCTTTCGTGTTCGCTCCTAACATTGCAGTGCAGAAGGATATTCTTACTAACGACATTCAGAAAGCCATCACCCAGTGGGAACCTTACATTATCCTGGACGGTGTTGATCCTGTCATTACGCAGCAGGATGTTGGTATAGTAAGTATTAACGTGACATTCACTCTGTCTAATAATCCAGCTCTTACACCTGCTCAGATCGCTACGGTTGAAATAGGCGGGAACGTTGTTAACAACTAGGAATTTAAATGACAACCGTTAATTTAGTACAGACACCGATTGTAACCCAGAACCCTGGGTTCTATTCGGCGTTGCTTCCTCCGACTACCATAGATTACACGTCTAAAGACTGGCTTGGTTTCGTCACGTCTATGCTCAACTACGGGAATGTTATCTTTCCAGAGTGGGACACATCATCTGAAGGTGACTTCGGTGTGATGCTTGTTGAGTTGTTCGCGTACATGGGTGACATCTTATCGTTTTACGGTGACAGGTTGACTCAGGAAGCTTACCTTCCTACTGCTACTCAGAGACTTTCTATTCTTAACATCGCTCAGCTTCTAGGGTACGTTCCTACTAATGGTTCTCCTGCTGCTGGCACGGTAACATTCCAGACTGTAAACCCTAGTCCTGCCGTGATTGTACCTGCCGGTACTCAGCTTACGACTAGTTTCATTTCGACTTCAGATCAGCCTATCATCTACGAGACTAACCTGAACTATACTGTTCCTGCTAATGGCGGAACGGTTACAGCATCACTGACTCAAGGTCAGACGTTTACCTCTCAGATCATCGGTGTATCTGATGGTACTGCCAGTCAGTCATTCCAGATACCTCAGCCTGACGTTGAGGATGGTACTGTTACCGTATTCGTTTCGTCTTCTTCAGGTAACGTGCAGTGGAATCAGGTTACGTTCATTGTTGATTCTGGTCCTGACGAGCTGGTGTATTCTCTGCATGTTGACCAGAACCAGATAACTAACATTCAGTTCGGTGACAACATCACCGGGGCTATTCCCGGCATTGGACTTACCATCTTGGCTACTTACACTATAGGCGTAGGTTCAGCCGGTAATCAGCCTTCCGGTTCTGTTGGTACTTTCGTTGATTCTATTACCGGAGTGTTTGTTCCTTTCCAGTCTCCAGGGTCAACCTTATTCCAGTCATCTGCTATGACCGGCGGGTCTGATCCTGAAACTAACGACCAGATCAGGGCTAATGCGCCTCAGTCTTATGCTGTGCAGCAGAGAGCTGTGTCGGCAGAGGATTTTGCTGCTCTGGCCTTGAATGTTCCCGGTGTGCTGATGACTGAGGCTGTTGCTAATCATTCAACGTCTGTTACCTTGTTCGCTCTCGGTCCTAACTATCAGATCCTTGACGCCGGGCTTCAGGCTAACGTTCTGAAGTATTTCCAGGGTAAGATCCTGGCAGGTGTTTCAGTAACGATCGGTACTCCTGCCCTTATCCCTGTTGATGTTGGGGCTATGGGTAACGGTATCACCCTTCAAGTGCTGCCTAACTTCAATCAGGGTGTCGTGGTTGCTAACGTGACTACTGCGCTGCAAGCCGTACTGTCACCTCCTAACAGCCAGTTCGGAATGCTGCTGCAAGTATCGTCATTGTATTCTTCTATCATGGCTGTTCCGGGTGTGGCATATGTTGTCGTGAATATCATGACAAGGGAAGACATAACCCAGGCTAATACTAATCCTATCCAGTTCAGGCAGTCTGAGATTCCTGTGTCTGGTAACATATTCATCAATGCTAGCGGAGGAATCCTAACGTAATGCCTATTTCAAACATTCAGCCTGTATATCCTGATGGCATTTTCCCGTGGGTTGACCGCGTAGATCAGCAGGACATTGACTTCGCTGAAGATATTAACTCTGTCGCCGCAGAGGTTGAAGCTATTGAGACTACTGTCGGTGAAACTCCGCAGATAGAACCTAACCCTCCTTCTGGTAATGGTCCTATAAACTATTCCAGTATCTCTACCCGCATCACCGACGCGATGAACAACACTAACCTTCCAACGGTTAAGCTTAACAACTCATCTTTCACCTGCGGTAACAACAGCTCCGGTTTCCTTGTTCCTTTCTTCGTGGACTTTGACCCGTTCGAATGCTACAACGGTACTGACATTACTGTTCCCGCTTCAGGCTGGTGGATTGTAACGTCAACTCATACAGTTGACTGGTGGAATGACGGTTACTGGCACCACTACCTGTGCTTCAACGGCTTAGGTAACATATTAGATGATGACCTTATCGACTGGCAGTTCTCAGGTAACCTGTTCCCGACTGGCCTGTCTCTGCCCGTTCAGCTTCTTCAGCCTAGGTGGTGGCAGTTCGGTAAGAGGTCCAGGACTACGAGAACTACATGGCAGGGTCTTCTCCATAAGGGTGACAGGCTTTCCACGTTCACTGAGAACGGTACTTCTAATTCTAACCACGTAGCGAGAGGGCTTTCCATTGCAGCCATCATGGTAAAGGCTGTCTCAGGAAACTTCACGTCAGGATAAATCTGTGGCTGTCTATGGCATAACCTTATACGGAACTGAAACCTACGGGTATTTCATTCCGCCTGTCTACCGTGTTGATCCTTTCACTTCCATACCTCAGACGTATAGTCAGATTATGATCAACTGGAATAAGCCTTCGGGTACTATTCTTGGTTTCCGGCTGATCAAGAACATGTTCGGTGCACCTGTTGACCAGGATGACGGCGAGATTCTTATTGACAGCACGGCAGGTTACGTAGGTAATTCTTTCGCTGACAATAACACGACAGCGGGAGCGTATCATTACTATGGGTTCTACTGCCTGATCAATAACGTTACTGACGTGTGGGTAAGGTCGGGTGTTACCGGCTGCCTGATGCCGAAAGATTACAGCTCGGCAGAGTACATGCACAATCTTGTGCCTAGCTTCTTCATTGACGCTATCAATGGTAAGAATGAGCTGGTTGTTGACCCTGTGGGTAACACGTTCCTTGATAAGTACCTGAGAGTATTCGGGTGGGGTTTCGACTACCTGAGAACACAGTATGATACTTACCTTAACGTGAATGATCCGTGGCGCGTACCTCTCAACGACTTGTATACTCTTGCTGCGCAGGTTAGCATCAACATCAACCCTGACATTCATCCTTACACTTTACGTAAGGCTGTGTTCTTCAACGCTGAGGTTAACAAGTTCAGGGGTACCACTCATGGTATATCCACGGAACTTGCTGCCCTGACAGGGTGGAATGCTGATATTACTATCGGGCCTAACATCATGCTGAACAATGATCAGTCTTACTTCGCTGATCCTTCTTTCCTTCCGTGGTCAGGTAACATAGCGTACAACGTCAATGAATACGTGTTGTTCGGTAACTTCTGGTACAAGTGCCTCAGCACAGGTAACTACGGCCACCAGCCTACAGGTACGTCTGGTTCTAACACATGGTGGCAGGCTGTTATCAGCACACTGGATAATGTTTTCCTTCTCAACTCAGCTACAGGTTATCCGTCAACGTGGGAGATTCTTTACCCGAATCTCAGCAACGGTGCTCCTGCTGCTAATGCACTGAAGGAATCGCTTGGTACTTCTGATCCTCTGAACACGTCGAACTTTGCTTTCAATTCCCTGACTGGTTCTAACTTGCACGGATCTTCAACTGACATCTGGCTTAGGTCCATCTCCCGTACTCCTGCTGACATCGCTACGGTTACTACAACGTTCGCGCCGGATAAGTATCAGGCTATGGCTGACGGTATTCCACTGCCGTTCCTTGGTTTTAATGAAGAGTGGGATGCCACGGTAGAATATGCAACACAAGATGTTGTCGTGTATTCTAACCAGCCGTTCATAGCGCTGAGGGCTTCCCAGAATGTAACACCTCCTTACTCTACTCCTGGTGCTTCTTCACAGGACTGGGCTCCGTTGTCATTTGATAACAGGTTCCGCGTGTGCGTCTCAACGTATGAGACTGCATCATCTGGTGTCAGTGTCACTCCTTTCGTTGAATGGTATGACGCTGGCGGTAACTACATCATGAGGGTGCTGGCACGTAATCCTGTCGGCGGTTCTGTTTCTGTACCTAACCAGCTTTGCTATGATTCTTTCGTGACAGGTGCTAACACTACTCTTACAGCTCGTACTACTGACGATACTTCTAACACGTGGACTCAGAGGGTTGGTTCTTTCTCGGTGTCTCCTTTCGCTGGTGGCTGCACTTATCCTACTGTTGCCGGGTCGAGAAGTGTTTCTACTACTAACGCGGGGGCTGCTAACTGCCAGGTTGGCGTCACTTTTGTTACCAGTCCTCAGGCAGGTCAGACTGCTGGTCTTATCTTGAGGTATTCTGATGACAACAATTACATCAGGGCCGGTATGAGTACGCTGAGGCTTAAGAGCGGTGGCACATTCTCAACTCTGGGAACTTATTCAACACCATTTGTCGTAGGGGACCGTATGATGGTTCAGCTTAACGGTTCTTCCATCACTGTCCTGAGGAACAACGTGTCAGTACTGACTGTCACTAACGCTTTCAACTCAAGTAGCACCATCCACGGCATCATCAACGAGACAACTTAAGGACTAGCGTTCTATGCCTTTCTTTACTACTAACTTCTGTAGAAATCCATCCTTCCAGGTGGGTCTTGAAGGTTACTCTTCTCTACTTGACGGTGAGATAGCCCTTGATCAGACTAACGTTCTTTACGGAAACCAGTCTTGTCTAGTCAACTGCCCCGGTAATCGTGCCGGTGAGGGTTGCATCACTGCCGGTGGTATTATCCAGGGTCACGCTACCTGTGCTGCGTCTTGTTTCGTTACAGGTTCGGGTTCGGTTACTATCAGCGCGGTCATTAACCCTGGCGGTACTGTTAAAGTCTCTGTTCCTGTTGAATGTACCGGGCAGTGGAAGAGGGTTAAGCTTGAGGGTATCGAGTGTACTCCTGGTCAGACTCTTTACCTTACCTGTACTACTACTTCAGCTTCAGCATGCCAGTTCTGGCTTTCTGGCGTGCAGATTGAGGATAGCTCACCTTGCCATGATTACTGTGATGGTGACCAGGACGGATGTGAATGGTTCGAAGGTTTCTGGGGTGGTGTTTCGGTATGTCACGTCTCCCACCCGATTAACTCTTCATCTAACATCCTGACTTCATCCCCGCTGGTTAATATTCTTTCTGTTGGTGAAAGATTCTTCATTGATGCTAACTCTTCATCGTCTAGGGTTTTCGATGACCTTGTTGAGCTTGACGGCGTTGGTCCTGCCTCTTCGCTGACTGACTTCTCAGTATGCCAGTTGACTGATCCCGATCCTGCCCAAACATATGTTTCGTGGAATAATGCTGGTTCTACTTCACCTACTGGTGGTACTTATGCTAGAAGCTGGTCTGTATTCGTACCTCCTGTTGATTATCTTGTATCAAATGGGCAAGTGCTCTATAACAGGGCTGCTTATGCTGCTGCCGGTTGGCTGTTTAGCAGTGTGCCTAATAACGGTACTGTCAACCTA